ACTGAAGCTATTGAGCAAGACGTCACTCAAGAAGAACAAGTCGAGACAAAGCAGGAAAAGGCAGAACGTACCTTTACACGCGCAGAGTTTGGAAAAGCAATCGCAGCCGAAGTTGCCAAAGCCCGCGCAAGCTGGGAAGCAGAGCAAGCTGAAGCAATCGAAAAGGCCAAAAGCGAAGGCGAACGCCTCGCAAAGCTGACCAAAGACGAACGCGCAAAAGAAGAGGAAGCGAAACGGATCCAAGCGATCGAAGAACGCGAGCGAGCTCTTGCGATCAAAGAAATGCGCGTGGCCACTCAAACGCTATTGAGCGAAGAAGGACTTCCGGGCGAGTTTATCGATTTTGTGATCGATGAGACAGCGGAAAGCACAAAAGAGAAGATCGGCACTTTGCGACAAATCTTTGATAAAGCAGTAGAAGCCCGCGTCGATGAACGTTTGACACAGAAAGCACCTCGCAAGGGTACGGGCCCAGTATCTATGACGAAAGCGGAGATCATGGCTATTGAGAACGACGAAGAGCGTCAAGCAATGATCGCTGCAAACATTGGACTATTTAAAAATTAGAAAGGGCTATTAAAATATGGCTGAAACAAAACTAACAACCATGACAGATCTTGGCGAAATTAAGTCCATTGATTTTGTCAACAAATTTTCTAAAAATATCAACGACTTGCTTCGACTTTTGGGCGTTACACGTCGCCAAGAGTTGACAAATGACCTCAAGATCCAAACTTACAAATGGACAGCGGACGTTGACACAACTAAAACCGCTGAAGGTGAAACAATTCCGCTTTCTAAAATGACACGCGCGAAAGACCAAGAATACACAGTAGAATGGTTCAAAAAACGCCGTGCAGTATCAGCGGAAGCAATCGCCCGTCATGGTGCGTCACGCGCTATCACAGAAGCAGATACACGCTTGCTTCGTGAAATTCAAAACGGAATCAAAGAAGATTTCCTAGCTTACCTTAAAAAGACTAAAACTAAAGTCAAAGGAAAAAGCCTTCAACAAGCTCTCGCGAATAGCTGGGGCAAATTGACCACTTTCAACGAGTTCGAAGGTTCTCCATTGGTATCTTTCGTTAACCCGCTCGATGTGGCTGAATACCTTGGAAGCACAGCGGTAGCGTCTGACGCTTCAAACGTGTTCGGGTTCACACTTCTCCAAAACTTCCTTGGTATGCAAAACGTTATTGTTATGCCGTCATGCCCACAAGGCAAGATCTATACAACAGCCGTTGAAAACCTTGTTTTCGCTTACCTAAACGTTGCTGGTGGTGATCTTGGCGGATTGTTTGCGGACTTTACCGACGAAACAGGTCTTATCGGTGTGGCGCGTGATCGTCACTTGAATAACTTGACTTTTGAGTCTGTATTCTTTGGCGCTAACGTTCTCTTTGCTGAAATTCCGGACGGTGTCGTGGAAGCTACAATCGAAGCTCCAACTTCAGCGGTAGCAGCCTAGTTTTAGGAGGTTTGAGCGATGGTGGCAATCAATATCGATCAAGTAACGGAAGAGCTTCGTTTGCTAAAAGGTATTCCCAAAGCTGACCAAGAACAAGACGATCTTTTGACCCTAATTGTACGGGATAGCTTCGAGCGTATGATCGCTTACGTCAACCAGTTTTCGGACACAGCACTTGAGGAATTGCCCGGAAGCGTGGCTTATATCCTTCGAGACGTTGCCGTCAGTCGCTTCAACCGTCTAAACTCGGAAGGCGCGACAGCGGACAGCGAGGAAGGCCGGAGCTTCACTTGGGAGTCTAGCTATCTAACAGATGAGCATAAGGCCGTTTTAAAAGGCCTTGCGGTCAAACACAACGCCCGCGGGATCGCTCGATTCATTTAAAGGGGGCGCGTGTATGATTTATAACGAACGCGTGACTTTGATCTTTGAGGAAGAACCAGAGGACGAATTGCTCGAGAGCACGGAAACGAAAAAGAGTTTCCCGGTCCCTTGTATGCGAAATTCATTATCTAACTATGAGATGATGGGGCTCTATGGTAAGTACGATTTTAATTCGTTTAAATTGCACTTACAGGGCACGTATAAGGGCTTCTCGGAAGTGATTTACAATGGCCAAAGACTCAAGATTAAGGGCAAGAAATATCATCATAATAGCACGGTTATTTACTTATGAGTTTTTCTTATACTGTAAAAGGGCTGGACAAGTTTATTCGACGTGTCCAAAACAAGCCACGGGAAGCGCGTCGGGCTGTATCGGCAGAATTGCAGCGATCGGCCTTGCGTGTGGAACGAAAAGCCAAGATGAAAGCGGCAGTCGATACCGGCTTCATGCGAAACGGGATCTTCGTCGCTCGGGTGGGTATGTTACGGTACAAAGTAATATCTCCCGCTGGTTATTCGGTCTATGTGGAGCTTGGAACTCGTAAGATGAAGGCCCAGCCGTTTCTTGGTCCAGCCGTTAAGGAAGAAAGCGAAGTGTTATTTAAAAACCTTCGTAAAATGTTTAGGAGGTGATTCATGGCAAACGAAACGCCTTCAGTCAAAATGCTCGCAGATTTACGCGAAAAACTAAAACCACTCAATATTCCGATCAAATTTAAGCTACCAAAACAAGACACACTCGAGCCGTTTCTGGTGATCGGGCAATCTAGCTCGGACACGTCCAAAACAGCTCAAACAGGGCTTATAATCGAGGATATGAGCGTACAAATTGACATTTTCTTACCGGGCACGGAAAGCCGGGCCGGGGTCGAAAAAGTCAAATCAGAGGCCCTTCGCAGGATTGGGCACAATCGCAATGTAAACGCGAGCGTACTCTTAGACGATACGGTAGGCCGTGAAGTCTATCATATTGTCATTGCATTAACAGATACAATCTTTTAAAAGGAGAAATTAATAAATGGGTGAAGCTGAAGATAAAGCAAAAATCAAAATTACGATCGCAAAACCGATCGTAGGTAAAAAAGTATTTTATTTCATTCAATCAATCCACGCTGAAAAAGGTAACGGAGCAATGCTTCCGGCTTACCGTACAGATGGAACAACTACCATGGGTGGTGAATACATTGACGAGCAAACACAACAAGGGCGCTTGCTTGAGAAATCAACAGATGAGCACTCAATCGAGTTGACTCAATATCTCGCGCCTAAAGATCCGTCAGTTCAAGTCATTCTTGACGCACAAAAAACAGGGGAATCTGTAAAAATCTGGCGCGTTATCGTTGACGAGTCAGTTAAAGATACTTCAACCGGGAAAGATACTTATCCAGCACAGTTTGGATATGGTAAGATCACAGACGACGTAGAATTCACTGACGCGATCGATGGATTCGTTGAATTGAACTATACAGTCGGTATCGTTGGCCGTCTTCGTGATGGTAAGTTCCCACTCTCAGCGGACGAAATCGCAATGTTAAACGACGTTTACGAGTACCAAAACCCGGGCGAAACAACAGGCGATTACAACAATATCACACGCTAATTTTTCAAGCAAAGGGGCTTCGATCGCCCTTTTGCTTTTATTTTTTTGACAAAAAAGGAGTTATTCAATGGAATTTTCAGTCGGAAGCCGCGCAATCGAGATCAAATTTGACTATATGACCATGTACAAGGTCAATCGTGATCTTGGATCACAAGGACCAGACGGAACACGTAACGAAGACGGGGTCGGAGCTCTATTTCTTCGTGTGGTTGATCGTAACGATTCGGCTCTTGTGGATCTTATCAAGCTATGCGCGAGCAAAAAAGCGAAAGCCGTAAGCGATGAAGAAGCGATCAAAGCAATCGCGGACAAAATGGAAGATCTCGGAGCAGAAAGCACAGAACCACTATTCGAAGCATTGGAAGAAGAGATGGTCGATTCTGGTTTTTTCAAAGAGAAAGTTTCGAAATACTTAGAAAATCTCGAGCTGGGATTGAAGTATCTCAAAGCAAAAGCAGAAACAGCGGACGACAAGGCACAAGCGGAACTTCAGATCGAGCAGACGGAAGCGCAAATTGGGCGCTTGAGAAACGCAATCTCTTAATAGAGTGTGCGCGTTTGGGTCTGACTGATCCGAATATTATTTTTTCATGTACGAAAAACGAGCTCGACGCAATTCGCGAGGGCCTTTATTATCGAGCGATCGAAGAGAGGGAAAACCTCGTCGAGCTTGCTTTTAACTTACGCTATACGTTAAACGCTAAAAAAGCGGACTTTGGCAAGTTGAGCAAGAAAAAGGATCGCGAAAAAGTGCGTCGTCTATTCAGACAGCGCGAAGAGCGCGAAAGCTCTCAAGGTATGCTTGAGAAGATCGAGCGTCTTAATGAACATTTCAGAAATAGATAGATAGGAGGTGGGGCGATGGCGTTTGACGGATCTATTGAAGCGATTATCGGCGCGGACTTAACCGGGTATGAAAAAGCAATGAGCGACGTCGTGAGTTCGACGCGCAAAGCATTTCAAAACGCAGCACAGGAAGCGTCAAAGAGCGCAAATCAGATGATTCGTGAAGTCGGTCAGCTTATGAACCGGCTCGCAAACAGTAACCAGAATATCGGATCCAAGATCGGCCAAGGGTTGACCGGTGGATTCAAAATCGCCCTCGGAGAGTTACAGCGTATCTCTTCAAACATCGGCGCAAAATTACCTGACCCCATACGAAAGGCATTTACTCGCGTTTCGGCTGATATTAAATCAGTTTTAGGCGCAATGAAAAATGACGTTGCCACCCTTGGGGCTGGTATTAACTCGAAAATTAAAAAGGCTTTTGATTTTGATATTTCAAAAGCGATCAAATCGCCAAAGAGCGCGTTTGCTGAAATGGCAAACAGCGTTGATTCTATGGCAAGCCGGATCAGCTCAAAAGTCCACAGTTTAGGCTCAGTCTTTACTAATTCGGCTAACAATATGTCCGGATCGTATAAAACGGCCTTTGGTGCGATTGGTGACGCTATGGCCCGGCTCGAAGCTCGTATTCAGTCCACGGCTGGGAATCTTACGAGTGCGCTTGGCCAAAAGGTGCTGAACCCGATCAACTCTTCGTGGTCCAGTATGTTTACCAACTTAACCAGCAAAGCGAATAGCTTCGCGGATCGCGTCAAAAATTCGTTTGGGGGTCGAATCCTTTCTTCCGTCAATAGCCTCGCGAGTAACGTAAGCGGGAAGCTCGGAAACGCCTTCCAGACAACAGGGCAGAAAGCAGTTAGTGCGTTAACTGGAATCGTAAGTCACACGAACCAAGCAACAAGTGCGTCAACGAACTTACTCAAACAAGTTTTAGGTGTGGCTGCTGCTTACAAGCTCTTTGATCTTGGTAAACAAGCAATCAAAAGCACGGTTTCAAAAGCTGCTGAATTTGAAGCCAAAATGAGTAACATTAAGGCCGTGACGGGTGAGAGTGCGGAAACGATGAAGAAATTCAACGACG